TTGCTTGACGTCTCTGCTGCGATGAGTACCAGCGACAACAGTAAGGGTGGCTTCATGGTGCCTGAGGAAATGCAGACCGCTATGATTCGCTTGCGAGAGGAAAGGGGTGTCTTCCCGCAGTTCGCGAACAGGGTTCCGATGGGCGCTGACATCATACGAGTTCCTCGGTTGCTGACTGACGTTGTTGCCTATTGGGTCGGCGAAGCGAATTCCTCCAACACTGGAGAAATCACTGCCAGCGATCCTGTAATCGGCGAAGCTGAATTGATGGCTCGCAAGTTGGCGGCGCTCACTCGAATATCTTCCGAACTTGATGAGGATGCGGTTATCGATATCGGTGACATGCTCACTATGTCGATGGCTTACTCGATGGCCGACAAGATTGACGACGCTGCATTCAACGGTGACGGAACATCGACGTATGGTGGCATACTTGGTTTGAAAAACGCGCTTGCATCAGGCGCTATTCAAGACGCACTGGCTGGCAACGTGGGTGCATCTACTCTTGATTTTGCCGACTTCGAGGCTGCACTTGGATTGTATCCACAGTACGCTGCGGCATCACCACGTTGGTTCATGCATTCGGCTGTCTATTACGCTAGTGCGTATCGGCTGATGAATGCTGCCGGTGGAAACAGTAACGTAACGCTTTCAAACGGCGTTATGCAACCAATGTTCCTCGGCTACCCGGTTTCATTTGTGCAGGTTATGCCAAGCACAAGTGGCACTTCAGTTTCGACCATTCTGGCTTACTTCGGTGACCTGCGATTGTCTTCAAGCTACGGAACTCGCCGCAGCGTTCGAACCGAAATTGCTACTGAACGCTACTTTGAATTTGACCAGATTGGCGTGAAGACGACCGAACGAATCGCGATCAACAACCACGAGCGCGGCGAGACCATTCGGAATCGTCCAATCATTGCGTTGAAGTCGGCTGCATCCTAGTCCACTGTTCGCTCCGGTGGGTTCGTGCCGGTTAGTCTTCGGATTGACCGGCACACCTTTAACATTATTCAAATCGAAATAGAGAGATACACAAAATGAAAATCGGACAATTAGGAACTGATAGCGTTATCCTCGCACCAATTACGGCGGCAACGACAGCTCGAACCTCAAGCAATTTGGATTGTGCGGGAGCAAATTATGCTGTTCTTCGCGTCATCCTCGGCGTGGAAGTGAATACGAATTCCACTAACGTAGCGATCGTTGTCAAGGAATCTGACGACACGACTGCGAGTAACTTTGCGACATTCAACGCATCGTTTAACCGGACGCTGGACAACACTGCGGCGATGGTTGGTACGACGATGATCGACATGGAAGGCCGCAAGCGTTATTTGAACGTAACGGTGACACCTGACACCACGACTAACGGTGCGGCTGGCACTGTAGTTGTCGCGACAGTTTACAAGAATGTCATATCGGACTCAGCGACGATGCTCGGAGCTGATGTCAAAGTAGGGTAAAAAACCATCCGGAGCGAAACAGATGGAACAAAGCGAATTGATTAAGATTGCGGCGATTATGACCGCACCAAGGCATGAGATCACCTACGCAAGAAATAAAATTGAGGCAGTGCTGAAGGAATTGCAGATTCCTCTGACTGTTTCACTTGGTGTTTTTTACGGTCAGTGCATGCAGATAATGCTCGAGCAGTTAGTTGAGTCTGATTGTCAGTACGCTGTAACAATCGATTTTGATTCGCTGTTCACTGCAAAACAATTGACTCGGTTGATTGCGCTAGTTGTTGAACACGATCACATCGACGCAATCGCACCGATGCAGGTACGAAGAGGCAAGTTAGCCATGCTTGGCACGTCACCACTGGGCGTGCAGGTAGGTGATGCAAAGCAGATTCAATGGGATGGTTCGCCGCTACTCGGTACGACGGCACACTTTGGTTTGACTGTCCTGGATCTTAAAAAGTTGAAGGGCGTTCCGAAGCCATGGTTTCACGCGACGCCTGACGAAAACGGAAGCTGGGGACCGAACAAGATTGATGACGATGTATCGTTTTGGATGGCCTGGAAGAAGGCGGGCAACTCAGTCTATTTCGATCCAGCAACGAGAATTGGACACCTCGAGGAAATGGTTGCGATTCACGATGAGCGGATGAATGCAAGGCATATTTATCCAAGCGACTGGGAGGAACAAAATGCGAGTTGAATTGTTAGTGCATTGGAATGGCTTTCGTCCAGGTCACGTATTTACTTTAATGTCGGACGGTGTTGCAAATCTATTGATTTCCAGAAAGGTCGCTAAAGATGTCGGGAGTATCAGTCAGCAGGCCGACAGTAGTAACCGGGCCGACAATCGAGCCGCTGACGAGAGCGCAAGCAGCGAAGCAGTGCGAACTGAGCCCGACGGACACCTCACACGACGACCACCTCAACGAACTGATCCAGGCGGCAAGGGAACAGTGGGAAAAAGACACTGACTCTACATGCCTGACGCAAACATTATCGGTGACGGTCGGATTCCCTAACGACGATGAAATTGACCTACCATCGAGACCTATTCAGTCAATCACATCGATTACTTATTACGACTCGACAAATACGCAGCAGACTTTACTGAGTTCCATTTATGGGCTTGATGCGCCAAGTCGATCAGTGCGGCTTAAGTACCTACAGTTCTGGCCATCGACGCTTTCACGATGGGACGCGATGACCATAACTTACGTGGCTGGTTATTCGAGCGCGGCAAATGTTCCGGCGTACCACAAGCAAGCGATGAAGCTACTGGTCGGCCATTACTTTGAGAATCGCGACATGCTGCTAGGTGATGGTATGCAAACATTGAGGGCTTATGAAAATTTGGTTGCGAGAGCACTGAGGCCAACTTATCCATGACTTGGCGACCGGGCAGAGGATTCCGATTGGGTGCGATGCGCGAGCGCGTAGAGGTTCAGTCGTTGACGATTGCTGTATCTTCCGCTGGCGATCGCACAGAGACATGGGCAGCGTTATGGGCGAATGAACCAGCGAGCTACGATCCTATTTCAGGTGGAGAAACACTTCGCGGCAGACAAGTTGACGCAGGAGTAAATGCAATTTTCACAGTTCACTTTCGCGACGGATATTTAACTACGCAGAGGCTCCTTTACGGCTCGACAACATACGGAATTTTGTACGTCAATCCTGTTGATGGCGGAAGACGATTCATCGAACTGCACTGTACTGCAAGTGGCTAATAAACTCGACGTAAAAATGCAATTGCCAACGGATGCGGAATTAGAACGCATGTTCAACATGGTGCCAAAATTGGAGCGTTGGCAGGTGGGTGATGCCGTAATCAAAGCAGGTACGCAGCCAATCGTAACACGAGCTAGGGCGCTGGCTCCTAGATCCAGCAAGACAGGTTCAGCAAAAAAACGCAGCAAGAATCAAGTCAACGCAGCTAATTGGAATATTCCACTTTGGAAAACAATCAAGCGTGTGGTGCGGAAATATCAAAAGGGAACGCTTGGTGTGGTTGGTCCAGAATATCCAGCAGGTAATAAGGCATATTTGAACACGAGTCCGAAAGGTCGTAGGCAAGTACTGTGGGGCCTTCGCACAGGAAAAGTAGTCGCACAAATACGCAATTGGATAGTACAGGCATTTGATGAAACGAGATCGGAGCAACTAAGCAATATGAAAGCAACGCTCAGTACGAAAATTGATCAGGTAATGAAAGACAATTGATGGCCGACGTAATCAAATCCGTGCGAATGTATTTGCTAAATAAGACGGCAATAACCGATCTAGTTGGGCAACGCATTGAAGTTAAGCGGCTGCGGCAAAACGCTGTGATACCGGCAGTGACTATGAGCATACTGTCAGAGTCATACGATCACGCACTAGATGGATTGGCTGGAATTGTATCGACAAGGATTCAATTGGAGTGCTTTGCAGCGACGGCTGAGTCGTGCCGTAGCGTGGCGGATTCCATAATCTGGTGCGGTATAGATACCCTCAAGGGTCTTTATGCGAGCTTGCAAATTCGGAGCGTGATGGTGGAAGATGGTCGGCGAGAATATGAGGATGAGGATAGCGACGGCGGCGACCTACAGCGACACGTATGCTCATTCGATTTAATGGTTCATTGGCTTCGGACTTAGGAGATAGAAAATGCCTCTAGTTGGAGATACCGGCAACGGTGCGACATTTACATTGACGACGCAGACTGCTGCGGCTTCGATGAAGATCGAAAAGATTGGGATCGGTGAATTATCACTGGATATGCTGGACATTTCGACGCTTGGCACATCGACGATGCTCGAGCGTATGCCTAGCGACTTGCAAAAACCCGGTGACATCACTGTCGATTTTATCTACAGCCAATCGGCAACGGTTGTCGCGATTACAGGCCTGGTCGATACGGCTACGATCACGTTTCCAATCGCACCGGCGCAGACGACAACCACTGGCGCTACGTTCGTTTGTAGCGGTGTTGTCACAAAGTTTAAGTTGCCAGATCTACAAAACGGCAATGTCATGAAGGGTCAGATTGTGTTCTCGCCTGACGGTGATACTGGGCCGGCTTACACACGTGGAGGCTAATTTTGAAACTCGAAGTACGCTGTGATGATTTCGTAATTACGAAGCCAACCCAGTTCGGACCAATCGAACGCTCGACAGGCCAGGATAAGGTCTATGTAAAAAACGTGAAAGGAATCTGGAAGCATGTTGGATACATATCCCATACGGTGTGGGTGTTAACTGGCTTGGATGGATTTTGGAAGGAATTAGGCATCGCGGGTGCTCAGGAATTGGGCATCGCAATTGCGCAAGAATGCACCAAGATCAAGAAGCGTCCTATACGCTTCGGTGGTGCGCCAATTGAAGAACTCGAAGAAGAAGAGGAAGACGACGAATGAGTCTAAGCGAAAAGCTACGTAAGAAAAAAGTCCCGCAAGAAATCGTAACAATTGACGGAGAGCGATACAGCGTCAGAGGGTTGAGCTTAAACGACACTGCAAGCGTTCTGGCAAAATGCCGAAAGGGTAAAGACCAAAAGCTTGACGGTGACAAGTTTGACCGAACGCTACTGGCGTCTTGCGTGTGCGATCCAGATGACGCATCGACAGCAACTGCGGATGAATGGGGTGAAGCACCTCGCAGCGTAACTGGGCCGCTAATGGGCGTCGTCATGAACCTATGCGGATTAGATAAGGACGACGTGCAGCGAGACCCAAAAGATTCAGACTCAACCGAGAGCTAAATTTTGCGCATAGGTTGAGTCAAAGACTTGGTGTCGAAGATCCAGAGCAATGGCTCGAGGAAGTGCCTGAGCGAGTATACAAAAATTGGGTTGCGCATTATCGCTGCGAGCCATTTGGCGGCGAGCGCGAGTTGCTGGCCAAAGTTGTGGCTCTGTTGTACACGATTGCAATGCAGCACACAGAATTTGATGCGGTGCAGAAGATGGTCGATGCGATTGTGCCGGGCCTAATGCCTAGCGATTGGATTGGTCAGCCAGTGCAAAAGGACGAAAGCAAGTCAATGGACGAAGTGGAACGCCAGATGGAAGCGAGGTACGGATAACGTGGCAACAACAATCAATGCATACAGCGTTAGCCTTGCGATGGATGCAAGTTCATTTGTCGATTCGGCAAAATTAAGTCGAAAGGAAACTTCGGCACTGGTGCGGGATCTAAATTCCGCAAGAACTCCAGCAGAGAATTTTGCACGTGAGCAAGATCGATTAACCGCGGCTTTGAATAAGGGAGCAATCAGCGAAGCCACATACAACCGATTACTCGATAGCAAGCGCGAAAAGTTTGGCATGGTGTCGGCTAGCTTAACGCCTTACATCGCAGCGGTAGGTGCAGTTGCAGCGGCAGCTACTGCGGCGGTTGCTGGCGGTGTAGCGTTTAATGCGATGCTTCGAAGGCAGCAGGATGAAATTGATAAAACCGCAAAGGCTTCCACAAAACTGGGCGTTTCATACAACGACTTTACTGGTTTGAGTTTTGCAGCAAGTGAAATCGGCGGGCTTGATTCTAGCCAAGTCGAAACAACGCTAAAGAAATTTCAAATCAATCTTGCTAAAGCAGTCAACGGTGACCAAGGACTGCGAGACTCTTTTGCTCGTCTTGGATTAGATGCAGGTGAACTCATAACGATGGGTCCAACGCAAGCGATGATGCAAATGTCGGATGCGATGGGAGGCATTGGAAACCACGCTGAAAAGCTTCAGCTTGCGATGGAATTATTTGGAAAATCTGGAGTTGATTTTGTATCGACTCTCGACGCGGGCCGCGACGTGATCGCTGAGTCAGTAGAATTCCAACAGAAATGGGGAGCACTGACCGATGCTCAGGTTGCTGGCGTCGAAGCTAACAACGACGCATGGGGACGAGTGTCGTATTTAATCGAAGGCACTACAGCAAAGCTTGCTGCCGAGTTTGCTCCGGCAATGCAGTTAGTTGCCGATTATATTCTCGATGGATCTGAGGGCTTCGCTGGTATCGACGGTGCTGTCCGTTTAGTTGTTGACAATACTGTGATGTTTGTCGGTTATCTGAAAGATGGCTATGAGTTGATGACCATTCAGTATGACGTGATGTCGAGAATGGCATCACTGGATTTCAGCGGGATTGGCAAAGACGTAACAGAGGCACTGACATTTGACAGCGGACAAAAAGCACTAGATGCGCTTAACGCAAAACGCAAACAGATAGAAGAATCAGCAGCAGGTGCCGATGAAAAACGCAAGCAAGCGAGACAAGCATTAGAGCTGGAAGACGAAGACGAAAAGCTAAGGAAGCAGCTTGACAATCAGCAGAAGCTTGAGGACGCGTCCGATCAAGCAAATCGACGGCTCGCATTGCAAAAATTTGTCGAAGATGACAAAGCAAAAGAAAGGATGATGGAAGACGATAAGAAGCGGCAAGCAAAGATCCGTGACGATGTAGCAAAAGGACCTGGTTCAGGAATGGAGGTCGGATCAGCAGAGGCGGCAAAATACATGGCCGATCAAGTCAACGCTGCAATAGCCGATGCACTTCCAACGAAAGGCGAGCAGGAAATAATCGCAAAGCAAGAGGATCAAACAAAGGTGCTGAAAGACGTGCTTGTTGAACTCAAGCAGAATGGATTCAAGAGGCTTCGCTAATGGCAAATACAATCCTAGGAGAAAAACGAGAAGGATCGGGCAGCCTGCGATCGCGTCAAGGCATGCCGGTGCTAGAAGAATCTTACATGTTCACAGTGCGTAGCGATAGTAAAAATAACTCTCGGCTGGACATTATCACAACGCCAGGTTTGCCAGTTGTTGGATTAACCGTTTCCGCATTTGGCTTTTCGGTATGTGTTGGAAAGGAAGCATCACGACGATCAGAGAATCCACTGATATGGGATGTGACTTGTACATTCTCCAGTGAAGTCGATGAGAAGCAAAATAATCAAGATCCAAAAACTGATCCAGTTGCGTGGATACCGATCTACGAAACAAAATTTGAACGGCTGCAAGAAATTGTAACGAAAGATTTTTCAGGAACCGCAATTGCAAATTCTGCTGGCCAGCCTTTCCAAACTGGATTAACCATTGGTCGTTTCATTCCGATCTGGGAATTCTATCAATTTGAACCAGCGACAGTTACCGATGAAACAATTATCGACCGCAACGAGACGACAAACAGTGCAATATTTAAAGGCAGGGCGATAAAATCCTTACTACTCACAATACTGGAATCTTCTGTAGGCTTTTTTTACGGCTCGCGCAGAAGACTGACAAAGTATAGCCTGAAATACAACTCAAGACTGTGGACGCACAAGCGGCTTGATGTTGGCACTGTATACAAGAGCGGATCGAATCACCTTGCATACACTGATAACAACGGCAATGTCATATTAGGTGGCTTAGACGGTTCGACGGGCGCTAAGGTAGCAGTTGGTGATCCACCTGGAGTCAGGTCATTCGATCAATACAATCCGATCGCATTTGCATCATTCTTGAGGATATGAACAATGGCGGCACTCGCATCAATAACAGCAGTTCGGCCAACAGCAGATACGGTTACGACGCTGGGCATCTACGGTGCAACGATAGCAGCAGGCCAGTCTGTGTATCAAGATTCAGCAGACTCGCAATGGAAGCTGGCCGACAGCAACGCAAGTGCCGCGATCGCAGCGGCCAAGGGCGTTTCAATGACACCAGGAATCGCATCAGGCTATGGAGTTATTGCAACCGGTGGAGGAATTATTTTAGTCGGCACAACCGCAGTGGTTGGTGCTAACTATTTCGTTGGAGCTGCTGCTGGTTCTATTGTTCCTGATGCAGATTTAACTACCGGCGATTATGTCACCAGGATAGGCACTGCGGCGAGCGCAACACAAATCAATCTATCCGTGAGCGCTACAGGGATACTGCACGCATAATGCCTCGTGACGAATCTACATACGGATTTAATAAAACTGATGCCACTGCATTGGTGCATTTGATTGGCAATGGCGATGTTGAACATCCAGAAGGTTATCCAAGCGGCGGAGGTGGCAGCACATCGTTATTCAAAGTTACGATGAAAGCACCATGGTCGTCGGGAGTTGCCAATTGTGATATTTACTCGATAGACGGAGTAACATTTACTGATACGACGATAGACGCAAATGTTTACGACGGGCTTTCAATTTTCGCTAGCCTAACAACGGGCGATCACCTACTGGCAATTCTGCAAGCTGGTAAGTACTACGCAATTCAAGCACCATGTCCATAATTTAGGAACTGTTCACAAATGGCATCATTCAATAAATTCAATTCGTTCGTCGAAGCTTTAGCCGAAAAGGTGCACAACCTCGGCAGCGATTCACTGAGAATCGCATTGACGAATACTGTCCCAGCAGCGGCAAACACTCAGTTGTCGCACATCACAGAAATTAGTTACACAAACTGTTCAACGAGGGTAGTGACGACAACATCTTCGTTGCAAACTTCGGGGACTTACAAGCTCATTCTCGCTGACTTGACACTGACGGCTTCGGGCGCTGTAGGACCGTTTCGCTATGTTGTTCTATACAATGACACTGCAACGAATGACGAGCTAATTGGCTGGTGGGATTATCTATCATCGGTAACGCTTGCTTCACCAGAGACGTTTCTGATCGACTTCGATGGAGCTGCTGGCGTCCTTACGATTGCATAGGTAATCGCAGTGACAACACCAACCCTACGCGGGACAAGCTCGAGCGTCCAGACAGCGACGACTACGCATACGACATCGTTGCCGGTGACGGCTAACGCTGGTGATTATGTTGTCGTGCTTTTTACCGTGCATGATGACAGCACGGTCAGCGACTTTGGAGGCCTTACGTCGGCTGGCGATGCGATAGTTACGACGCTTGGCAGGTCGTATCTATTGTATGGCCGACTAGCTGCATCGCAGACGACGATTAGCTTCACAACGGCAGTTAGCGACACTTCGGTTACTCTGATTTATCAATATGATCCTAATGCTAATTTAGTTGGTTTCGACTCGGCGACTGGAAGCAATAGTTCACCTGATCCACCGATCCCGACAATTGGCATTGGTGCCTGCGATGAATTCGCTGCGTGTACGTGGCTTGGCAATATATC